GTAATGGATATCAATTCCGTGCTGGTAATCGAAAAATTTGGAATGTCAGTGGAGCTTCCAACCTCGAAGAACTCTATGAAAGAACCAAACCATTCGTACTACGTCGTTTGAAAAATGATGTTTTGGATCTACCTGAAAAAATTATCACACCAGTTTATATGAGATTAAGATCCAAAGAATATGAAGATGTGATGGGTGAATATTACGAGTGGTACGACAAAGGTGGAGAATCTGATTCTCTAACTATGCAATTTTCCAAAATCGCAAAAGTCAGACAAATTATTGCAAACGAAAAGGTTACTCAAACGATAGAACTATGTGAAAACATTCTAGATCAAGATAAAAAAGTTATTATTTTTTGTAACTTCACAGATTCCCTAAATGCGATTTACAACCACTTCAAAAAAGTCGCGGTAAAACTTGATGGATCAACTCCAAAAGGAGAAAGACAAGATGCCGTGGATAAATTCCAAACTGACGATAAAGTGAAAGTATTTGTTGGTAACATCAAAGCTGCTGGTGTTGGGTTAACTTTAACCGCAGCAGAAACTGTGATTATGAATGACTTGTCATTTTTACCATCCGATCATTCTCAAGCTGAAGATAGAGCATACCGATATGGACAAAAAAATACAGTAGTAGTTTATTACCCTCTGTTCGAAAATACAATCGAAGGAATTATCTATGACATTCTAGATAAGAAAAAAAGAATCATCAATACTGTTATGGGTGATACAATGTTGTTTGAAGGGGATGCGCTTGAAAATATACTTCAATCAATTAACGAAAAGAGAAATTGAAAATACTTATTGAAGACACTAAAGTCTTGGTGGGTTATGAAATATTTGGAAAATAGAATTGAGTTAATTGAACAAAAAATTGAAGAACGAAAAAGATTAATTGAAGAACAGAAGAAATCCAAGATTAAACACGGTAATGTTATTGTTGAACCACTACCGTATTCTTTTACATCGTTAAAGGCATTCATCGATCCAACGACAATGAATGTACATTATACAAAACATTACAAGGGTTATGTTGATAAATTAAATTTAGCAACCAAAGGTAAACGGTATGAAAATATGTCCCTAGAGGAAATTGTTTCATCCGTCAAAGAAAATGAAAAACCGATTCGTGATAATTCTGGGGGTGCTTATAATCATTCATTGTTTTGGAATATGTTGACACCACATTCACCCAAAATCCCAATGAAACTAGAATCAAGAATTAATTCAAATTTTGGAACAGTTAAAGAATTCAAAAAAAAATTTGACGAAGCGGCTAAAAATGTATTTGGGTCAGGTTGGGTTTGGTTGGTACTCAAAGACAACGGTAAATTAAAAATTATAACAACATCAAATCAAGATAGTCCTTCGATGAATTTCATTAAAGATGGAGGAAAACCATTACTTGGTTTGGATGTTTGGGAACATGCATATTATTTGAAATATCAGAACAGAAGAGATGAGTACATAAAAAATTTTTGGAGGGTTGTAGATTGGGACTATGTAGCTGATAGATTATGATAACAACATATATTTATGAATAAATAAAAAAAATATGTTTTGTAAAAAATCCACCGTTACCAATAGTTCAAATAAGATTAGTTCTATAAGTTATAGAAGATGCTCAGATAATATGATAATACCAAATCACTTGTTAAACCCAGGTGAAGTGGTTAACATTTGGTATATTGAAGGTACTCTTTTAACGGCAGAACAAGGTCAAAACATTTCGGATACTTACTCGTTTCCACCAATAAGTCCATCTAGAACTGCGTTACCAACAAGAACACCAAGATCGACACCCTCGATTACACCATCGAATACACAAACACCAACAAATAGTCCAACAATTTCTTTGACTGCCTCACCCACAAAATCATTAGGAACTACACCTAATCCTACAAACAGTCCAACTCCAACAAGAAACCCAAATACCACACCACAAGCAACAACAACGCCAACAATTACTAGTTCGGCCAGATATAACCTATACAGACCACAAGTTCGTCAATCAGGAGAAGTAACGGCTCAACTATCGTGTTCTGCGGCTACCCCCTATATTGGTGTAGAAGCTTTATTGATAGGTTATACCACAAAACCTTTGAATCAACTTACAACTGGTGACCAAATATTTAATTTACAAACAAATCAACCTATATCTTATTTTAGTAACAGATGGCAACCATTTACGGATGTTCAAGTCCCAACAGAAAATACACCAATATACACCGCATTTTTTTCAGCTGGTTCTAATTCAGTTATTTCGCAAATTCAGAATTGTTTCAGTGTCGTCCCAACACCTACACCAACAATTTCACCCACAATTACATCCAATTTTACTTATGATGTTTACCAAGATTGTTGTTCTATTTTAGACAATCAAAGAACACCATCATACATATCAGTATTAAATACCAACTCTAGCCCTTTGAATGGGTTTGGTTTTACGGCAATCGTTAACAATCAGGATACTTCTTGGGTGAAAATAAACACAATCACTGGACCTCTACCAGGATCAACCATAATTACATATAATGGTGGTTTTCAAGGACCAAATTATTGCTCTACGATTGATCCAATACCCGTCCTTTGTCCAAATCAAACAACACCACAACCAACATCCACACCAACGGTAACAAATACTGTAAGTCCAACCAATACACCATCACCAACGACTTCTAGGTCTTTTGAAGCAACACCACCAGTAACACCAGATATAACACCAACACCAACTATATCACCATCAGTCTCTCCTACAGTGTCACCCACAGTTACAGTATCGCCAACACGTGCTTTTTCACCAGATTCATTCGTAATTGAGGTTGAGGCTAATGCAAGTTTAGGTTATTATTTTAGATTACCACTAGTGAATACAGGTTCTTATAATTTTACAGTAAGTTGGGGTGATGGTCAAAGTGGCAATGTTCAAGCGGTTAATTCAATAAACGCACAACACACTTATGCGGCGGATGGTACGTATACCATTGTAATAAATGGTACACTGAATTTATGGTCATTTTTGCAAGTTCCAACTTCACGATTGATGTTAAAAAAGATAAAACAATGGGGAAATGTTAACTTGTTTGAAAATGGTGGTGCAACTATAACTGGTCAATTTAATAATTGTTTTAATTTGATTTCTGTAGATTGTCCTGATTTACCAATATTGGGAACTAACCTAACTAATTTTTTCAATGGATGTCGTAGTCTGACTACAATTAATAGATTGAATGAATGGGATATGAGTAAAGTTACATCAACAACTAATATGTTTAGAGACTGTTTTGTATTTAATGGGAATGTAAGTGGTTGGAATATGAATTTATGTCGTGTCCTTTCAGGGATGTTTCAAAATTGTTATCAATTTAATTCAAATCTTTCTAATTGGAATTTAAAACCTAATAGTACTCGCTCTACTCTATTACTCAATAGTTTTTTAACTAATGCACAATCTTTTGATTCACCTATATTTAGTGGTATAACACTAGCAATAGGAAATCAATCTAGTATATTTTCAGGGTGCACGTTATTTAATCAGCCAATTGTTGAATGGGAATTTGAAAAGCAAGCCAGCTTAGGATTAAACCTTGGAAATATGTTCAACGGTTGTACGGCATTTAATCAAGATATTGGATATTTTGATTTTTCCGAAATAGAAACTATAACTATGACAAATATGTTTAGGAATGCTACATTATTCAATCGTGATTTGAGTAATTGGTGTGTTTCTGTTATCGCAAACCAACCTTTAGGATTTAACACGGGTGCAAATTCAACTTGGGTGAATACACCAAATTATCAACCACGATGGGGACAGTTATGTTATAATGTTGTAACAATTGGAAAAGTATCAGCGCAAGCAAATTCAATTGTTGAAGTTCCTGTCATTTTTACAGTAAAAGAACCTATTAATATGCAGGCTATGAGTATGAAAATAACTTATGACCCAACTAAGTTAAGTTGTGCAAACCCTCGAATAACATATACTTGGAGTGGATTCACATCACCCCAAGACAATTGTACTGGTTTTACACAGAATTGTGGAAGTGGTCAAGCTATTGCTATGGTCTGGAGCAGTGCAAATAGTTTTCGCTTTGAAGGTGGAGAACTATTTAAATTGAGATTTAATACTCTTCTAGCTGGATTGTCACCATTAAATGTATTTTGTGGATATAATGCCCTAGAGTATGGTCTTGTAATAGGCGTGGATGCTCCTCCACCTGTCGGACTTGTAACATTGAACGTAGGGTTTTCTGATGGATCAGTAAATATCACATAATGATAATAGCTGAACCAGATAGAAGTAGAATGTACAAGAGGATTTATAACCTCTTAGGAGCACCTTTACGTTCTGTAGAACTTACAGACGAAATGATGGATTCACTTATGGAATTATCAATTGGTGATTACACCCAGTATGTGCAAGATTGGTTGATTGAATCTCAATGGACATCCCTATATGGTTTAAACCTAGAAACACAATCAGTGGCAAATGCATTGGTCAGAAGATCACTAGATTGGGAAACACAATACACCTACGCTTATTCAAAAATAGTTGGACTACAGAATTCAGGACCTTGGGTTCTTAAGAAAGATTACATCCAACTACAAGCCAATCAACAAATTTATGAAATTCCAGCAGGTCGTGAAGTGAATGAGCTTCTGTGGTTTTCACCAGCAGAACAAAGTAATATTCTTTTTGATCCTTGGTCTTTTGGGGCACTCGGAGGTCCTGGTATTGGAGGTCCTGGTGGATATGCTCAACCTGGATGGGGTGGTGGTGGATACTTCTTTTTTTCATCATATGACGTATTGGCACGTCAACAAGACGTGAATCTTAAAAGGAGAATTATACAACCAGATTTACAATATAGGATTACTGCGTTACCAAATGGAAAAAAAGCGATTATGCTTTACAATACACCGGGTGGTAAATTTGATTTTGGTAATTCAGAATTGAATAGAGGTAAAGTTTGGTATTGGTACTATGATACGAATGATGCTGATAGAGATCAGTGTTTAAAAGATAATCCTGATATAGTAAAATTACCATCCGACATTCCATTGGATGCTCTATCTTGGCAAGATTTGAATGATCCCGCTCAACAGTGGGTAAGGAGATGGTTGACAGCTTATGCCAAAGAAACTTTAGCTCGTGTAAGAGGTAAATTCAGTGGAAACCTCAAAACACCAGACAGTGAACTCCAAATGGACTATGCTTCACTTTCGACCGAAGCCAAAGATGAAAAAGCTATATTATTGGAAGAACTCACCAAAAGATTGGAAAGATTGAGACCTGAGTTTATTATGGAGAGAGAGGCAAAGATTGCTGAAAATCTTAACAAACAATTACAATACAGGGCTTTCCCAGTACCAATTACAACTGTTTAAAAAATGGCAATAATTAAATCAATTCCATCAGAAAAAATAATCAACGGAATACAAGTAAAAACATCAGAGTTGGTTGTAATAAATGAACCAAAATATACAACTAATGGTGAATATGCTATTGTTGTAAAAAACATCGAAAACTGTACAATAAATCTTGATAGTTTAACTACCGATAGAATTAAAATCAAAGCACTGACAACAGTATTGATAATACCAGATAAAAACAAAATCGATGAGCATTGGGATGAAATTCAAATTGAAAAAGGATCTTGTATTGAACTAGTTTTTGTATATCACAATTGGTACATACTTTCTTCTGATGGAGTAAAACTTTGGTGAATCAAATGTTTTTCCCAACCATCTTCTGCTTGGTCATAAATGTAATTAGGATTAATCCCCCTTCTTTTCCAATAATCCAACTCTTGTTCAGTTATCTCAAGAACATCTCGTTGTAGATCGTCTTGATCTGTTTCGTTAAAAGGTTGTCCATTTATAAGTTCACATTGGAGAGTTGTGAAAAATTCTCTTTTTTCTGGATTGGTTACCATTAGGACATCCCTGACTTCAGGTTTAAACACCACCAACAATGGTTCGATACGTTTATTGAACACTGAAATTGCTCGAGGTACGTTGTACTCACCAGTAAGATTAGGATTGTTGTCGATATCATTTTGACTTACCAAATAACAATTTAAAGTAATAGTATCCCCCTTCTTCGATACATCTCCGTGAGAAATTTTAGTTCCATTGTTTACATAATAAATTACGTCACCCAAGTTTACACTCATCCCATTCTGAATGACAAGTTCCATATGGGCTTGTCTCGCCATCAGATTACCAGCTTTTGTAGTTTGTTTACATCTTTTTTCATACTCAGAAATACTTTGTTTAATTTTACCTCTCTGAGCAACTTTAACCAATGGAATTTCCATATTGTATATCTTTGTAAGATATTCGTAATAGAATTCGACAAACTCTTTTCCTTTACCTTGAAGAAGTAATTTAATTCCTTTATCAAGAAAATCTTCAATATATCCTGGTAGTTTCTTTGATTTAATCGTATTACCAACCAATTTAATTTTACCCTTTTCAGTAAGAAGTGCGTAGTTCTTTCTGGCAATGTTTATACAACTCGGCCATACACCATCGTTATCCAAAGCCATTTCACCACGCATAAAGATATCATTGTACTCAGCAATATCCGCAGCGGCACCTTTATATTCTTTACCTTTTTTTACCTTCCAATTGTTTCCCCTTCCAATATAAACTCTATCTTCTACACCTTTTGGTGCTGAAAAGTTAATACCATCCGTATCCATCACAAGTGGTTCGTAACCACGAGCCATAAAAAATTTGGTCATTTGACGAAGATACTGACGACCTGTACAAGTGATCTGTTCCCCCATATACATATCACCCCAAGCAAAAACTTGTGGAGCTGATAGAGCACCAAACATACTGTTGATAAAAATTTTGATCGGTAATTGTTTTCTATCGTAGGATTTTGATTTTTTAGGATCTGTCTCGTACAATTCTTCCGCAAGTTGTTTGTACAAAATACGAGAATCACGGAAAAACTTCAGGAACCCTCTTAAAACTCCAGTCACATCACAATCAGGAAAAACTTCGTGTACAAGTTGAATTGAGGGGTAGAGTGAACTGAAGTCAAGTTTGAGAACATTTGTTGAATATCCTACTTTGATTAGACGTGATAATCCACCGACAAAATCTTTCTTTTCTTGTTTTTTTGGAATTGCCAAGTTGTGTTTGTAAGACCAAGCAAGCATAATCATTTTCCACAACGTTGCAGTTCCCATCGTGGAAACTCGTTCATATGTCGTTGGTACTAAAGACGCAAGTAGAAAAGATCCTTGATTGAACTCTTCATCAACTCGGAGCGTTTCATCCAAGTCATCGTCAAGATACATCTCAACAATTTTGTCTCCAGTAACTTTTTCATATACCGAAGGAAATCTTTGATCTAAATTGGCAAACTCAGGAATGTCAGCTTTTTTATATTTTCCATTGTTGATATTCAACCAGTATTCTTCCTTTTTTTCATACATCTTACCAATGTTTTGGTGATCGATGTAGATACGATTTGGACTTTCTAGTTCAAGATATTGAGTGATATATTTAAGTCCAGCACTTTTGATATTGGAGTTAATCGATTGTGCTCTTCTCACTGCGTGAAGAATATCAATTACATTGTATCCCCACATTCCAATTTGATTAAATTTCTCAACCTCGTTTCCTAATTTGAGTAATTGTTCTTTTTGTGAAAAATGTCTTTCAGGGTTTAGTGTGATACATATCTTCTTCATATCCAAACCAAGAGCTTTTGACCTCTCGATAATCCATTGCCAGTCGAAGTTAAAACTGTTGTAACCACCTATGATACTTGGATTGATTTTGT